CACATGGATATTCTTGTTCATTTAAAAGATAGAATTTACTTCCAATTGTACCAGTAGTAACAAACTCCATTAAGGCATATTGATTATTTACCCTTTCATATATGCCATATGTGTTTTCTGGAGAAGGCAATGGATACCAAGGCCACTGAGTAACAGTGCTAAAATTTTCACTATTTATATTTACTTGATATATATCCCTAACCCTAAATTTAAGCTCTAATGTTTCTGAAATACCTATAGTAAACGATGTTTTAGGTGGAATTTCATCTTGATCAAAGTTATTTGGATCTACCCAATGAGCTAAAGAATAATCGCATTGTGGATTTGATGTTGTGCTAGTTGTAGTTGTGGTAGTCGTTGTAGTTGTGGTAGTCGTTGTAGTTGTGGTAGTCGTTGTAGTTGGAGCAGGAACACAAACACCATTTACACAATCTGGATAAGATTCTGGAGGACAATTATAACCACATGATCCACAATTATATTTGTCGCTTAGTATATCTATACATATTCCATTGCAACACGCTTCTCCTGCACCACAAACTATTCCACAATCACCACAATTATTTGTGTCATCTTTAAAATCTATTATTGTTCCATTGCAACATTTTTGAAAACTAGTAACAAGAGATGGATCTGGAAGACATTGACCTTGGCAACAAACATTTGGTGAAGCACAATAAGTGCCACATGAACCACAATTAAATGGATCTGACTCTAAATCTGCACAATAATTTGTAAAAACATCTCCATTTTGCGAACAACAATCTTGACCGCTTGGGCAAGCATTTCCACATGAACCACAAGTTGATCCAGATCTACCAGACACCAGTTGTCCATCACAACAAATCATTTGATCAACGCCAAATATGTTATAACAATTTCCACCACAACAATCCCAACCTGGTTCAAAACCACAAAAAACCCCATAACATGGATCAGGATTTGTAGTCGTTGTAGTCGTTGGACTAGCGGTTGTAGTCGTTGTAGTCGTTGGACTAGCGGTTGTAGTCGTAGTAGTTGTTGTAGTTGGTGCTGAAGTAGTCGTTGTGGTAGTTGGACTAGCGGTTGTGGTCGTTGTAGTCGTTGTAGGTGCTGAAGTCGTAGTAGTTGTTGTAGTTGGTGCTGAAGTAGTCGTAGTAGTTGGTGCTGAAGTAGTCGTTGTGGTTGGACTAACGGTTGTGGTTGTTGTAGTAGGTGCTGAAGTAGTCGTTGTGGTAGTTGGACTAGCGGTTGTAGTCGTAGTAGTTGGTGCTGAAGTAGTCGTAGTAGTCGTTGTTGGACTAGCGGTTGTAGTCGTTGTGGTTGCATTTGGATCTGAAGTCGTTGTTACATAAGAATAACAAGGAGATTCAAAAGACTCATAAAACACAGTTCCATCATCAGTAGGAGAATCACAAATGCATGATTGAATACAATCTTGTAGTTGATACCAGTAGCCTGCTGGCCCCATCCATTCCCAAGTACAACCACCAAAACATGTTGTTGTTTCAGTACACACACCGTCTTTACATCTATATGGTGCAACACACACATTCCCACATGATCCACAATTATCATCATCAGACGATCCGGGGTTTCCTAGATTCCAATAGTCAAGAGAAATTGATCCATAAATACCATCACCATTAACATCGCAGCAGACCGTACCTTCTGGCACTGAATCACCACAAGATGCACAATTTTCATCTGTTCCTAATGGAACACAAGATCCATAGCAACATGCTTCTCCTTCCGCACAAATTATTCCACAACCACCACAATTGTTATTGTTAAATAACAAATCTGTACATTCTATTGATCCACCACCAGTAAAATTAGGACAACAATCTTCTTCAGGTGATGGCAAACATGCATCTCCACACTCACTACAATTATATCGATCTTTAGGTCTACAATTTCCAGCACAATTCCATTCCCCAGGAGCACAAGGATTTGGAGTAGTTGTAGTAGTGGTAGTGGTATTAGTAGTAGTGGGTTGTGGTGTGGTTGGATCTGGAGGTTCTGATGTAAGTGGTGTTCCAGTGGTAGAAGAAGTACTAGTTGTTGGTTCTTGAGTTGTAGTTGGGTATATACAAGGATAAGATACGACTTGACCTTCCGTTCCGTTAAAACTAGGGAATCCTTCGTATGAACAAAGACATGTGCCATCTTGTGGGCACGAAGATGTCTTTCTCCATTGTGTATAGTAGCCTGGTTCTCCAGGGCTTTCCCAACTCCACAACCAACTACAAGAAGATGATGTGCATGTACTAAAATCCCCATAAACCTTCAGTTCTTCATTCTCTTTCCAATTTAAACTTCCATCTTTTTCTATTGCTGTATAAGAACAATCACCAAAAAGAAAAACCTCACCTTCATAAGATGGATTAATGCCCAAGCTCAGTAGATCAACACAATTAGGCATCTTTAACCCTTAAGAATTGGGTTATTATTTTTAGATTGAAAATAATTCATTTTGTACAAACCCACTTGTATATATGTAAGTACACTCATTGCTATTTAATACGGTATACTCTACAGCAACAATGGTGTCATTTGTGTAAATAATTTCATTCTGCATTAACAGTTTCCTTTTTATTCCTTTTAAGTTCATGCAACTCTCTAGTATTTAACAGTATCTGATTAAGTATGTCCATAGTGTTTTCTTGGCTTTTGACCACACTTTCTAGTCCACTTTCTAATCTATCTATAAATTTGATGTGTCTATCATGCAAAGGGAGGATGATCTTCTCACCCAACCAAGTAGATGCTCTATAGGTTGTCCAAACAAAGAATATTAAAAAACTACAAGAAACACCTAATCGTTCAATTAATAGGATAAAGTCTTTATCATCCATTGTTCTAACCCCCAAATAATGTAGTTGTGCCTACATTAAATTACACCTGTCACTCCAACTTCTGTGGCATTCTCTACTACCTTTCTTTTTTCTGCGTATATACCAGCTAAAACTGAGCGAGCTTGCCCATATTCTAGTAGAACACCAGTCATTTCTTGTATAGATGAGAAAACAACAGGCGTATTATCCATGCTAATTAGGTTAGGAAGTTCTAGGCCCAATGCTGCTGCTTCTTTTGCAAGAGAAAACACACCTACAAGAAGTGCCACATCAGAGGGGGAAATGCCTAAACGATAGCCACGACCAGAATCCCAACCAACTTTTTCTAAAGCTGCCCATTCATTATCTATATTTTGAAATGACCATGCCTTTGCTTGAGAGAGAGCATCTGGGGGTGCAGCAGCTATATAATCCCATGTTTGATCAGAGAGTTTAGATATAAATTTGCCAATTTCTGAGTCAAGTAAAACTGGCATGGTTATATTTCTTGAAACACCATCTGAATTTGTTTTAATCAGATTGATGTTATATATATCCTCTGTTGCTATTCCAGAGTTATCTATCCTATTTGTCAGTATGATACTTAAGCTTAACATTTTTGCTCCTATGCTTTTATGATGAAATTAACAACTATCGCTGGTGGAATAATCCCGAATGCGGTTCCACCTCCAGTACTGGAATTTGTAACAGTATGATTATGATTAGTGCTTTCAGTTCCAGTAGTAGTAGTATGATTATGATCTTGATTAGCTGCTTGCGTATTAGGCGTTCCATTAGCACTTCTATTATTACCATCTCTTAAGCCATATGATCCAAACGATCCCACATTTCTTCCCCAACCATGTGTGTGATCAACAGATACTCCACCACTTGTTCCTGAGTGTGTATGGGTTGCACTTTCTGTTTGCGTAGAAAAATTGTTGGCGTGAGTGTGAGAAGCCATATTAGCTTCGGATAAAGCAACTGTTTCTGCTCCTACATTTGACCCTAAAGTTCTAGTAGTTAGAGAAGTACCTGTTCCTGCACAAATTGGAATCCTGCCTCTCATATCAGGCAAAGTAAAAGTGTCATTAGAATTGCCAGCACCAAAAGTTGTTCCTATTACTTTAAATAAATCGCCATAAGCTTTTCTGCTAACAGTACTTCCATTGCATAAAAGCCATCCGTTAGGAACTACAGATCCAGCAAAAAATCTTATAACACCAATAGGAGTAATGGATGATTGTAAACCTTGAAAGGAGCTACCTTTAGGGGAGTTAGTTGGTATCGAATTATAAGAAAAAGATCCAGCCAATTTTCACCTATATCTTTATAATAAAATTAACAACTATGGATGGAGGCATAATACCAAATGCTGTTCCGCTACCCGTGTTAGAGTTGGTCATCGTGTGTGTATGAGTAGCACTTTGAGTTCCTGTTGTAGTAGCATGATCATGATTTTGCTGAATGCCACCAGTATTAGGTTGACCAGAACTACTAGCTGTTGCTGAATCAAATAATCCATACGAACCAGATGTACCCGCAGTATGACTAAAGTAGTGATTGTGATTTGTGCTTTCACCTCCACTTGTACCAGTGTGTGTATGTGTAACACTTTCTGTTCCAACTGAAGCAGTATGAGTATGAGAAGGCAAATTAGTTTCTGCTAATGTTGCTGTTTCTGCACCAACAGTTCCTGCCAATGACCTTGTAGTTAAATTAGAACCAGAACCAACACCAATGGGCATTCTACCCCTCATGTCTGGCAAAGTAAATGTACTATTAGAATTGCCAGAGCCATAAGTAGTGCCTATAATTTTAAACAAATCACTAAAAGCTATTCTGCTTACAATACTTCCATCACAAATTAACCATCCAATTGGAGCAACAGCACCAGCAAACATTTCTATTACACCAGTTGGTACGATTGGTATTTTTATAGGCTCAAACGAACTACCTTTAGGAGAATTAGTAGGTATCGCATTATAGGAAAAAGATCCAGCCAATTTTCACCTATATCTTTATGATAAAATTAACACCTATTGACGGTGGCATAATTCCAAATGGCGTTCCGCTACCTGTGTTTGAATTAGTGACTGAATGTGTATGCGTAGCACTTTGAGTTCCAAATGTAGTTGCATGAGTATGCCCAACAGAGTTTCCACCTGTTAATGGTGTTCCCGAACTGCTACCAGTAAGCGTATCTATAATACCGCTAGTAGCTCCAGTGGTTCCTATGGGTCTTCCATAACTGTGAGTATGATTTACACTTTGGCCACCGCTTGTGCCTGTGTGAGTATGGTTAGCACTTTGTGTTCCAACCGTAGCGGTATGAGTATGTGGTGGAAGATTTGTTACTGCTAATGTTACTGTCTCTGCACCCAAATTCGCCCCTAAAGTTCTGGTTGTCAAAGATGTGCCTGTTCCAGCACCTATGGGTAATCGCCCTCTCATATCTGGTAATGCAAATGTAGTATTGGAATTGCCAGCCCCATATGTAGTTCCAATAACTTTAAATAAATCGCCATAAGTCTTTCTGCTAACAGTACTTCCGTCACATATAAGCCACCCATTTGGAGCAGTAGAACCAGCAAACATTTGAATAATACCAGACGATATAGTAGTTTCTTGGACTGCTTGAAACGCAGAACCTTTTGGAGAATTGCTTGGTATCATGCCATAGTTAAACGCTCCAGCCATTAATAACTTCCCCCCATTACACAAACTTGCAATGCAGTAGTACTAGCAGTAGTAGTAACACTAACAGAGGCAAAAAGTTTAAATGTAGATGGTAAAACAAGAGGGTTAGCAAAAGTCAATGTGGTAGTAAATCCAGCAACAGTAGTCGAAGGAGTTACAGCAGTCACAAGTATTTCCGTGAATAAGAAAGCTGTAGTTCCATCCCATACCCATATGCCTACAATATTACCAGCGGTAGGTGCAGTAAAAGAAGTAGAACAAGCATTGACTTGGATGCTATCAATTCTTAGGCCATTAGTAGAAGTCGGCACAACTTCGATGATGTTAGCTGCTGCAAGACTAGCCGTTGCTGTTGGTCCTCTAGTTGTACATGCTGTTTGTGCTGCAAGTGTTTTTGCAACAAAGTATGGGGCTTGAGCGAATATTGGTGTTGCTGTCACTGGCATAGTTATAAACCTCCAAAGTTAGTTGCTAAGAAAATTGTGTCTGCGGTTCCAGTTGTTCCCTGATTTCCCTGTGATCCCTGATTTCCCTGTGATCCTTGATTGCCTTGTGACCCTTGATTACCTGTGGTTCCAACGACTCCTTGATTACCTTGGTTTCCCTGAGAACCTTGTTCTCCTTGGTTTCCTTGAAATCCTTGCTCTCCTTGATTACCTTGCGATCCCTGTTCCCCTTGGTTTCCTTGATCGCCTTGCGATCCTTGGTCACCCTGTGATCCTTGATCACCTTGTGATCCTTGATCACCTTGTGATCCTTGGTAACCTTGATCGCCCTGCCATCCTTGATCTCCCTGATGACCTTGCCAGCCTTGATGACCTTGATCACCTTGTTCGCCTTGCCAACCTTGATCGCCTTGGTGACCTTGAAATCCCTGTCTTCCTTGAAACCCTTGGTTGCCTTGATTTCCAATAATACCTTGTAACCCTTGATTTCCTTGAAAACCTTGTCTTCCTTGAAATCCTTGTTCTCCTTGAAAACCTTGATTTCCAACAATTCCTTGAAAACCTTGTCTGCCTTGAAATCCTTGAGATCCTTGAGATCCAACAGATCCTTGAACTCCTTGTTCCCCTTGAAATCCTTGATTTCCTTGGTTTCCTTGATTGCCTTGATAACCTCTAAAACCTTGATATCCTTGAAACCCTTGAGATCCTTGAGATCCTTGAGATCCTTGAAAGCCTTGGAAACCTTGATTTCCAGTTCCAGTTAGACCTTGAAAACCTTGTCTGCCTTGATTTCCTTGGTTGCCTTGATTGCCTGTTAACCCTTGAAAACCCTGTCTACCTTGAAAACCTTGATTGCCTATTAATCCTTGAAAACCCTGTCTGCCTTGGTTGCCAGTACTTCCAGATAAACCTTGATCGCCTTGGTTTCCTGTTACTCCAACAACTCCTTGATTGCCTTGAAATCCTTGTGAACCTACATCTCCTTGATCTCCTTGGTTTCCTTGATTTCCTTGATCTCCTTGACTTCCCTGATAACCTTGATTGCCTTGATTACCTTGATATCCTTGATCACCTTGATTACCTTGATCCCCATAAAATCCTTGATTACCCTGCGATCCTTGATCTCCTTGTTCTCCTTGATTACCTTGCGACCCTTGATCTCCTTGATCTCCTTGATCTCCTTGATCACCTTGACTTCCTTGATAACCTTGAAAACCTTGAAAACCAGTTGTACCTATTTCTCCTTGAAAACCTTGATTTCCTTGATCGCCCTGTTGTCCTTGCTCACCTTGAAATCCTTGCTCTCCTTGATTTCCTTGAAAACCTTGCTCTCCAACAATTCCTTGAAAGCCTTGGTTACCTTGATTACCTTGATTACCTTGAAAACCTTGTGGTCCAGCAACACCTAGTCCAACCCAACCAGTATCGTTGTAAACCCATGTCTTACCATCAAATGTATAAGTGTCATTATTATCAGGATTAATAGGAAAATTTATTGGCATATCGTATTTCCTAAGTTTTTATTATGTAGTTTAATGCTATGCTTGGTTGCATGTTATCATGAGAATAACCGCCACCAGTATTGTTGGCATTGCTTATAGATGGCGTAAAAGTATGTGTATGATTAAGGTTAGGACTATCTCCAACTGTACAATATTGTCCATACTCTGAACCACCAGAAACTATAAGTCTTCCTTGGTAACCACCACCAAGACCACCACCAAACCCATAAGCCCCTCTTCCTATCTGAGTGCCAGCAACCCAAACCGCAGAGTGTGAATGCACTTGATTAGCAGACATACCACCAGTGCTACCACCATATACAACATTAGGATGACTATGTGCTGGTATTTGAGTGTAATTTAAAGTAACTGTTTCTGTACCTACTTTAACAGCCAAGCCTCTAAGAGTTAATCCAGTTCCTTGCCCAACACCAATTATTGTTCTGCTTCTTAAATCTGGTACTCCAAATGTGCTACTTCCATTTCCATTATCATATATGCTTCCTATTACAGCAAAAAGAGCAGCATAAGTAGTTCTAGAATAAGTATTTGTACCATCACACAGTAACCATCCAGCAGGAGCAGTAGTACCAGCAAAAGCAATTATTGATCCTGTTGGAGTTGAGCTAACTGCTGGAGAGCTAGTCCAAGAAGAACCATTACTTGTAAGTACATTCCCACTTGTTCCAGCCGAAGTAAGTCCAGTTCCACCAGAACCAACAGCAAGAGTCGTTGATAGACCGCCAGCAGTAATTGAACTTTGATTTATCCAAGATGGAGCAGATGAACCATTTGATTTTAAAACTTGACCACTAGTTCCTGCTGCTAAAATTGCTGTTGAACTTGTTCCAGATTGATATGGAATACCACCTATAGAACCACCAGAAATATTTATTGCTGTTGTAGCTACACCAGTAGTATTTTGATTAAGTGTAGGTATATCGGCAGGAACTAAAGATCTAAAAGATGGAACACCAGTAGAACCATTTGGGGAAGCAAGTACAGTATTTCCAGATTGATTTACAAATGTAACTGTGAAAGTTCCAGCATTTATAACTGGCGATCCAGAAACATTGAATATGGCTGGTGCAGATAATGATACAGAGGTCACAGAACCACTAGATTGAAAACCTTGGTTACCTTGATTGCCTTGATTACCTTGAAACCCTTGATTTCCATTGTTTCCAGTCGATCCTTGTGATCCAGTACCACCAGATGATCCCTGATTACCTTGGTAGCCCTGATTACCAAGAACCCCTTGAAATCCTTGTCTGCCTTGAAAACCTTGTTCTCCTTGTAAGCCCTGATTTCCTTGAGATCCTGTCGTTCCAACAGTTCCTTGAAATCCTTGATTTCCTTGATTTCCTTGAAAACCTTGAGATCCAGTTATGCCCTGTCTTCCTTGGTTGCCTTGGTTCCCTTGAGATCCAACAGAACCTTGAATACCTTGATTTCCTTGGTTCCCTTGAGATCCAATAGATCCTTGAATGCCTTGACTTCCTTGACTTCCTTGACTTCCTAAAATGCCTTGAAATCCTTGTGGCCCTCTTACAAGACTCACATTCTGCCAATACACTGGGGATGAACCAGTATAAATCAAACCATCGCCTATAGATGCTGTGCCACCAGTTGGATTAGGACATGCCTGAGTAGCGGTTCCTTGACTTACATTTGTGACGATCCACATATCGCCTAAAGATGCACCAACAGTTTCATTGTTAAATATATTTTCCCATGTTTCTGAACCTTGAATGGTTACACCAGAACCAGATGTTCCTTGATATCCTTGATATCCCTGATATCCTTGATAACCTTGATCACCTTGCTCTCCTTGGTATCCTTGATTTCCTTGAAAGCCTTGATTTCCTTGAAAACCTTGATCGCCTTGTTCTCCTTGATCACCTTGATTTCCTTGATCTCCTTGAAATCCTTGATATCCTCTAATTCCTTGATAACCTTGTTCTCCTTGACTGCCTTGTTCCCCTTGTTCTCCTTGTTCTCCTTGATTTCCTTGAAATCCTTGATCACCTTGCAGTCCTTGATTACCTTGTTCGCCTTGAAAACCTTGATAGCCTTGATCGCCCTGATAACCTTGATCTCCTTGTTCTCCTTGATACCCTTGATCTCCCTGATATCCAATTTCTCCTTGATAACCCTGATCGCCCTGATAACCTTGTTCTCCCTGATCTCCTTGAACCCCTTGAGATCCTTGAAGACCCAAATCTCCTTGGTATCCTTGATAACCTTGGTTTCCTTGTTCTCCCTGTTCTCCTTGATTTCCCTGTTCTCCTTGAAATCCTTGGTATCCTTGTAAACCTTGATTTCCTTGAAATCCTTGTTCTCCTTGAAATCCTTGATCTCCTTGATTGCCCTTCTGAACCAATAAAGTCCATCCGTTATTAGGAGGTGTCGCCCCTAAAGACCAACTTCCAACATTTGTTAATTGATAAACAGAACCTTGATATGTAACTGCATCATTTAAGATATAAGTGGTTAAAGAAGACCATGTGCCAGTATAAGTGTAAGGTATATCGCCTTGATTGCCTTGGTGTCCTTGATAACCTTGATTCCCTTGTTCTCCCTGATAGCCTTGATTTCCTTGAAAGCCTTGTTGTCCTTGGTATCCTTGTTCACCCTGATAACCTTGATCTCCCTGTGATCCTATGCCACCCTGATCCCCCTGTTCTCCTTGAAAACCTTGCAAACCTTGTTCGCCCTGTTCTCCTTGAAAACCTTGAAAACCAGCACCTTGAAAACCTTGTTCTCCTTGATTTCCTTGTACACCTTGTGTGCCTTGATTTCCTTGACTTCCTTGGAAACCAGCACCTTGAAATCCTTGTTCGCCTTTTGCACCTACAAATTGAACCCACTGCGAACTATCTGAATCTACAACATATATGTAAAAAATACCAGTTGATGTATCTATCCATAGATCACCAGCAGTTGGCGATAATGGAGCAGTTGGACTTGCGGTATAGACACCTCTATTTATGCCTTGATAACCCTGTTGCCCCTGTTCTCCCTGATACCCTTGATATCCTTGATAGCCAGTATCGCCCTTATCACCAGTTCTTGCAAAAGTGAGCAATACTTCATCGTCATTAGAAAATGTTCCGCTTCCAGATAAATAAGAAATTGTAACATCAAAGAAACTAGGTTCTTCTTCTGAGGAATTGCTTATGGTATAAAGTGCAAATACTGTAGAGTCATTTTTCTTAGATAATTTAAAGTGGCCCTTCATCGTGCTTGTTGAAGCAGAGATCGTAGCTAAGAATAGAGAAAGATCTATGTTTGCATTATTTGGATTATCATCAATTATAACATGCGTAGCTGATGCAAGAGAAGCATTGTTAAATCTTATGTAGTTATCGCCTGGGTCGTTAATTGAATAATTATTTGTATCTATTTTATATTCAACTGTTACACCGCCAAAACTACCAGTTGATCCCTGATATCCTTGGTCACCTTGATTTCCATAATTGCCTTGATCGCCTTGTGATCCCTGATCACCTTGATTTCCCTGTTCTCCTTGATTGCCTTGATCTCCTTGTGAACCTTGTTCACCCTGCCAACCTTGATCGCCTTGATTTCCCTGTTCTCCTTGAAATCCTTGGTCGCCCTGATTTCCTTGAAAACCCTGTTCTCCTTGAAATCCTTGCTCACCTTGAAAACCTTGATCGCCTTGATTTCCTTGGAAACCTTGCTCACCCTGATTACCTTGTTCTCCTTGGAATCCTTGATCACCCTGTGAACCTTGTTCACCCTGCCAACCTTGATTTCCCTGATCTCCTTGAAATCCCTGTTCTCCTTGATTTCCTTGGAATCCTTGTTGACCTTGAAAACCTTGATCTCCTTGACTACCTTGAAATCCTTGATCACCCTGTTCACCTTGATTTCCTTGATGGCCTTGTTCGCCTTGATTTCCTTGAAAACCCTGTTCCCCTTGATTACCTTGAAATCCTTGCTCACCCTGATTTCCTTGTGAGCCTTGATTTCCTTGAAACCCTTGGTCGCCCTGATTTCCTTGTGAGCCTTGATTGCCCTGATTGCCTTGTAGCCCTTGTTGACCTTGATTTCCTTGAAAGCCTTGAAAACCCTGTTCGCCTATTACCGGCACTACGCTGACAGTTGTTCTTACAAACGAATAATATGCGGTTCCTTCGGTATACCATTTCAAAGAGTGAGAAGTACTATCATCGTTATTTGCATAAATCTTAACAATCATGCGATTGGTAGGATCTATAGTCGTTGTTGTTAACACTAAATCCATTAAGGCTTCTACTGCATTAACAGAATCAGTCCACCCTATCATTGGAGCATTTGTTGATAATATTGGCCCTATTGGAGTTCCAGTAGAGTTTGCTAATTGTATTGTAATATAAGTTTGAATGTGGTCGTTTGAAGCTTGCTTTAGAAAGTGTTGGTGGAATAACTGAGATCCACCTGGTATAACTGAAAACCCTAATTGTGGCGTTATGAAACTAGCGATAAGTATATTGTCTGTGCTTCCAGCCAATGATGTTGTTACCATCTGTTGGGCTGTAGCAATTGGGGTTATAGAAAGTTCTTTATATCCAGCCACATCAGATGCTACAGAGTAATTAAAATAGTATGTCTCTCCAGTAGACTCGCCTCTATATCCTTGATTGCCTTGATATCCTTGCAATCCCTGTTCACCCTGATTTCCTTGTTCGCCTTGAAATCCTTGATCTCCTTGATTTCCTTGTTGTCCTTGAAATCCTTGATAGCCTTGATCTCCTTGATAGCCTTGATCACCTTGAATACCTTGTTCACCTTGATAACCTTGGAACCCTTGATGGCCTTGAATTCCTTGTTCCCCCTGCTCTCCTTGAAAACCTTGTTCTCCTTGATGACCTTGAATTCCTTGTTCACCTTGAAATCCTTGGTTGCCTTGGAACCCTTGTTCGCCTTGAAAGCCTTGATCACCTTGAAAACCCTGTTCGCCCTGATCGCCTTGTAATCCCTGTTCACCTTGGAACCCTTGTTCTCCTTGATTTCCTTGAAGACCTTGGTCGCCCTGTTCACCTTGTAAACCTTGTTGACCTTGGTATCCTTGATAGCCTTGGTCACCTTTCTGAGCAATTAATGTCCAAAAAGTTCCTTCTACGGGGGTATCTCCAAGATTGCCACCGTTAGCATGAATGCGATACCAAGTTTGCCCTAAATAAGTTGCTATATCACCTATGGCATATGATGCACCACCACTATAAGCACCTGTGAAATTCCATAATGCATCTGATCCTTGATTGCCTTGCTCACCTTGGTTGCCTTGGTTGCCTTGGTTGCCTTGATAACCTTGATTTCCTTGGTCGCCTTGAAAACCTTGGTCACCTTGATTTCCTTGATTTCCTTGAAACCCTTGATCGCCTTGATCGCCTTGCGAGCCAACAATACCAATAGACAGAGTAACAAAATCTTCGTTGTTTATTACTCCATATGTACTAACTAGTGCCACATTAAATATTACATAACTTCCATCTTCAGTATCGTTTGTTGCAGTACCATCTACGCAAGAAGTTATTTGATAAGTAACATATGTTGAAGGATTTGCTTGACTTGTTAGGGTTAAATAACCACTCTGAATACTTAAGAATAAATCATGTAGTGTAGTATTTAATCCGTATGGATTATCATCTACTTTAACTTGAGTGGCCGAAGTAAAAGGATCAGCATTAAAACTTATATAATCATTGGTAGGGTCAAGATCTGTAAGAGTTGTTGTGTTTACCTTGTATGTCCAAGACAATGCACCAATTCCACGCTCACCTTGAAATCCTTGTTCTCCCTGATTTCCTTGGAAACCTTGTTCACCTTGATCCCCTTGTGAACCCTGTTCTCCTTGATTTCCTTGAAAACCTTGAAAACCTTGAAAACCTTGAGTGCCCTGATTGCCTTGCTCGCCTTGAAATCCTTGCTCGCCTTGATTTCCTTGATTTCCTTGAAATCCTTGTTCACCCTGTGATCCTTGGTCGCCTTGATTTCCCTGTGATCCTTGATCTCCTTGTAAACCTTGTTCACCTTGAAATCCTTGATCGCCTTGATCGCCTTGAAACCCCTGATTGCCTTGATCACCTTGTTCCCCTTGTTCGCCTTGAAATCCTTGATTTCCTTGATTTCCTTGATTTCCTTGTAACCCTTGTTCGCCTTGAAATCCCTGTTGTCCTTGAAGCCCTTGATTGCCTTGGTGTCCTTGTTCACCTTGATTTCCAGAATCTCCCTTATCTCCAGTCCTTGCAAAAGTTAAAAGAACTTCATCATTATTTGAAAATGTTCCATTTCCAGATAGATAAGAAATAACAACATCAAAAAAACTTGGTTCTAATTCTGTTGAAGAACTTATTGTGTAAAGAGCAAATACTGTAGAATCACTTTTCTTGGATAATTTAAAGTGACCCTTCATTGTGCTTGTTGATGCGGAAATGGTATTTAAATATAAAGAAAGATCAATATTTGAGTTGTTTGGATTATCATCAATAATTACATGTGTAGCTAATGTAATATTAGAATTATTGAATCTTATAAAATTATCGCCTGGATCATTTATTGTATAATTAAGAGTGTCTATAAGATATTCAACTGTAACACCGCCAAAGTTTCCATTTAATCCTTGTAATCCTTGGTCACCCTGATTCCCTTGAAACCCTTGATCACCTTGGAATCCTTGTCCTTGAAAACCCTGTTCTCCTTGAAATCCTTGATTACCTTGTTGACCCTGATCTCCTTGCAAACCCTGTTCGCCCTGCCATCCTTGATCGCCTTGATTTCCTTGAATCCCTTGTTCGCCTTGAAAACCTTGTTGCCCTTGATCTCCTTGATCTCCTTGAAAACCTTGTTCGCCCATTTGACCTTGATGTCCTTGAACACCAATCATTCCTTGAATGCCTTGAATGCCTTGATTTCCTTGCGATCCTTGATATCCAGTAATATCTGATGTGATAAAATTTTCACCATCAAAAAAAACGGCTTGTCCAGAGGCTGGTACTCCAGAAAAGTCATCTTGATCTTGTATTCTTGTTATGTTTCTTTGGAAGTGCATATTTTATTTTCTCCAAAGATAAATACACCATCTTTTAAGTAATGGCTGGCCACTTTTTAATAGGGCAATCTTGAGTAGCCCAACTAGCTTTTATCTTCAAGTTACACCCACACTTTGTACATGTCCAATTTGGGCTATCTTTATTAACTTCTGGACATGTATCACAAACATCAAGTCTAATTTTTAATTGCTCATCTGTAACTTTTGGCATACCAGCAGCAACATGCTTAACAGCAGCTTTTGCAAAATTGGCAGCTTTTTCAAAAATGTTAAGTTCTTTGTCCATTTTGTTCTCCTTAAAATATTATGCTGTTACAGTATATTAAAAAAAACGACCCCAGTAAATACTGGAGTCGCTATTTTTTTTAAAAATATGGTCTTAGAGTTGACCAATAAGCACCCTACGGTTATCAAGAACAGCAAAGCCGTGTTCTCCAAAACCATACATGCCCATTCTACGCTGACGATGGAAAGTTGGGTCTTCAAATACTTCGATATCCTGACGAACAGGCATAACAAAGCTATCTGATTTTTCAAGATCAAGACCAACAGCAATTTCCAATTTGCCTTCAGAAAAAGTTCCGCTAAGAACATTTTCATAATAGTCATTATAAGCTTGACCAACACCGAGTTCATCGATGTCATGAAGGTTTACGCCAAAAACTTTGGTCAAACCATAGTCTTGACTTACGAAGATTTCACGCCTTGTGAAATCGTCAGCTTCACCAATATCCCAACTACGAACATCTTCCATAGATTCTGGAGAGAGATATAGGTCAGTAAGCTTACCACGATTAATGGAAGTGCTATTACCACCACCATTCCTACGCATAGAGGTTTTCATAAGAGCTACAAGCCTCTTACTGAAAACGCCATCTGTGGCAGCAGCGTCATAAACGCCAATTCCACGACCTACGCCAGCAGCAAGGATAGTGTGCCAGCCATCATTGTTCATTTTACGAACAAAGGAAGCTTCAAGAACTTGAAGAGCACGACCAACTAGATCCCAACGAGCATCCCTAGCATATCGCAAGGAGAAGTCGATAGAGGAACCAACTTCGAAAGTTGGAACCATTACGAAGTCACCTTCAACATGTCGTTCTGGAATCTTGCCCTGAGAAGGAATCGTATAAGCAACGAAATCTTTTTCAGAACCGGGAGCAAGGAAATCTAATGGAAATTCAATAGATGTGCCGGGTTGGAAATTGATAGGTTCAAAGATGCCACCAATGATGTCACCATTGAGAACGCCTTGTCGCAAAGGAAGGGTTAGTGCCTTTGCAAGTTCGGCTTGAGCAGCAGTCGCATGTTCAAATTGATTGCTTCCAGACTGTTTAAGCAATTCAATCATTTCGGGTGTTGGCTTTTTCATGTTCTTATCTCTCCTTATTAGTTTGGAAGTTCAACATAAACTTTAACATAACCATTTTCGTCTTTTGCACCAGCAAAAGTTCCAACTCTAGGAGTGGCAACTTCACCACCACTAGCGGAAACAGTTGGGGTTAACAAACCACTAACTGTCAAATAAGCCTTGTCACCAACGGTAGGGCTACCAGTTACTTTATTAGTAACAACATAACCTTTTCGAAGAAGTGGTGCTTTTTCGCCAATTACTTGTTCATCTTTATGAAAGTTACGGTGAACCCTTGTTTGATCAATGTCAACAAAGTTTGCCAAGCTAAGGCCAGCAACCTTATAGCCCGAAGGACTACCAGATAGATAGCTGCAAAGACCTGGGGTTACAATGCCAGCACCAGAAGCAGCAGTTCCATAAATAAGAACTGTGCCTTTTTCGTGGACATCATTGCAAACCAACGAAATGTCGGTTTCATTAATCAAGCGGTCTGGTTTAATTGCCATTAGATTTCTCTCCTTATGCTGTGGCGTGTTTGTCTAAACCAAAATACGAAGCAATTTGCGATGCTACTTGTCTGACTTCACTAGCCACCTCAGAAGTTGCAAGAGCAGCATCATTCTTAACTTCTGCGGTATCCAAAACGGAAATTGAGGCTTTACTAGCTGCTGGATCTTCTTCCATATTGTCTTCTTCTTGATTCTTCATATCGTTCTTTTCAGAAGGATCTTTAGTTTCAACTTCGACTTCTACTTCAGAACCAGCTTTTTTATACTCAGACATTTTTTTGTTCATGTACTCAGACTGATAGCTTACGCTTGAAGCAAAAGCTTCATCAGCAAGAGTTTCTAAAGAGTTGACTACATTAATAGCCTCGTCTTTATTCATGCCCATCTTTTCCATTACCATAGAAAGACGGTCATTTGCTTTTTTGTCTTTCTTCATAGTGCCAAGTTCATTTGACACAGCATCATAAGAAGTCTTGAGTTCTTCAAGCATCTTTTTAGCTTCTGCCAATTGATTGGCCATGTTTTCTTTTTCTTTGTTTAACATGCCAGATTCAGCATGAAAATCTTCAACTTTCTTATTGGCTTCAGCCAACGAAACATTGAGGTCTTCAAGTTGTTTTTGCATGTCCTCAAATTGATTCTCATTGTCTTTCATTTGATCTATCTCCTTTGAAACTATAGTCTCACCTAAATGATACCCCGAATTTGATTTAAAAGCTTCTGTTTCTTGAAAAATAACACTTTCTGGATTAGCTGGCTTGCGAACAAGACCATTACCAGAGAATGTAATATTCTTTAAGAGCCTACCAATTTTCATATCTTTATATACGCCATTCCCCCCATAAGACCTAAGATATTTGGTTAAAAATGCAGTTTCTTCATTTCTTGCTACAACTCTAGAATTTGCACCTTCGATTATTGCATAGTCAAAAGCAGTAAATAATGCTTCCATTGAAACAAACCATTTCCCCTGCGAAATTTCAGAAAGAATTTCATTCATTCTCTGTTGTTTTTCTGCATCTTCCCAATACTTGTAAAGAACAGCAGATGTTGCAATATGAAATTTAGAAGGAAGTTCATCTATTGTACTACTGTCAGGTATTTTACTACCATCAATATTAATTGCATTGCAAGATGTTATATGACCAATTATTTGACTTTGATCATGCTCATAATTAAAAGGCTTATCTTCTGGACTAGTTCTTGCTACCCAAACTTCTGCACGATCAAAAACATCATCGTTTTTATTCCAACCAGTTGTAACAAGAATAGATTTTAAATAATGTAAATCTACTTGTCCTTTATTTTCAGCAATTGCTTTATAGTCTGAAACTTCAAAAGGAATACAATCTTCTATTGCTACACAAGACGATATTGAAAGACTAGAAGAGATTTTTTCTTTTAAGCCATCTTCTATTTCGGCTTTGTAAATAGCTATATTATTCATTGTTCTGTACCTCAATAGCGTTTAAAAATTTCTTCAAAAATAAATCAGAATTTTTGTGTGATACTATTTCGCCATTTTTTATAGTTTGTCTTCCATCATCGCTCACAATTTCCATTGTGTATTTATAACTGTTCGTTATATCCCTATAAATAAATAT